TGTTGTTTACCTTTGAGAGCCTCAATTAGTTTATCTTTAAACTCAGTATCTTCTTTCATTTTCTTATCAGCAACTGCCTTCTTCATAGGCTCTTTCTTGTCACCGTCTTTGTCCATATCTAAGAAGTCTGGCTTGGCAGCTTCATCATATCTGCCTTTAGTTTTCATATAATCTTCTTTGTCCTTTTGCATTAAGTCTTTTGTCTTAGGACCTTTGAGTGTATCAATATCACTTTTGGTTTGGTCACGGCGTGCTTTAGCAGAATTGCCATAAGAAGAACCATATACTTTCATGCCAGTAGAAGTCATGACTTTTTCAGCTTCAGCCAATTCACTTTCTTCTTTGTGTAATTTGTCTACATGCTTGGCCACTTCACCATCTTTACCATGCATTTTCTTTTCATGTTTTTTTACTTCATCTTTACATGAATCATCTTTTTCTGTAATTTCTTTTACAGCTTCGGCAATCGAATTCATTTTTAACTTATTAACGAACATTTTATTTCTCCTGTTTGTTCTTCTTTTTAATTTTTATTTGTGTACCAATATTTCGTTCTGCGTCTTTATAGGATTGCATTGGTTCAAAATTAGTAGCGCCATTCAAAGTTCCACCTACACCCATGTCAGGTATAGAAATGTCATTTTGAAATCCTTTATATTCTTTAATTGTTTTTCTAAAACTATTAAATTCTTTTTGTTCTCTGTATGTTACATCGCCTAGACCGGACATGGGATATACTGTTCCCTGCTGGCGTGTATCAAATTCTGGCCCCACACCTGCGGTGTTCCGTAATCTTTGACTTACGGTTGGGGCATCTACTATTCGTTTCTTCTTTACTTGCTCTTTGTCTTTTGAGAAGTTGGTTTCTTTCGGTTGTGGGTTGACTGTGAGCGTGGGTTTGCTTTCTTCGCTGTAGGTGCGGAAGATGAAGGTTTTACGCTTGCTGTTGGAGTTCCACTTGAGGTCGTCTCCGTTGGAGTCGTTTGGTCTGTTGTCGGCTGGGTAACTGTCGAGTCCGGCTGCTTTGGGCACGCCAGTTCGGATGAGGCGGGCTTTATTTTCAAATAGTTTAGAATTGATTTTAACATTTTTTTCTTCCTTAATTAAATTATCACTTATATTTAACTTACCGTGTTTTTCTAACCACGACAACGATATATCTCCATAGACTTTACCCTCAATGAAGTTATGAATATTTAGGTAAGTTTGAGTTATATCTTCTTCGATTGATTCCAAAGAACCAGTATTATCAACCTGCATAAACCGGTCAAAGGATTCTGCAAAAAGCTCTTTATTTTTCTGAGCTTGTGACCACTTATCATACCGAATAGATTCCACCATCATACGAGCCAATTTGGTATTTCTTTCCTGACTTACTTCATTAGTGGTATTGACAAATACCATCATGGTTGAGTAACCCAAATCTTCTAATTCTTCTTTGATATGGTTGATTTTATCAATACTATCTGCTGGCCCATTAATGATTAGGGGACCACGGTTACGAATGGCTTCTCTACGGAAGTCATTGGTTTTTTCAGATAATTTCTGTTTATCTGCAAGATAATCAAAGGCTTGATTGGAATTCAATTCTACTGCACGGGACTCAGGTATCGATTCACGGATGACAATATCTTTACCCGAACCAGGTCCACCAGTTACGAATATTGCTTTGAATAGACCACGATTGACATTTTCGTGAATTCCCATACCTTTGCGTGTGTCGTGATAGAGTTCTTTGGCATGATTGTCAGCAACGTGTTCTGGTACACCCTTTTTAAATTCTTTATAATTACCTGAAGCTGCGTGTTGGCGCATTTTGGTACCAGACATACCTTCAGAACCTTCGGCATCTGGATCACGGTGACCAGCTGAATGAATAGTAATCTTTTTGAAATCGTAGTGGCCGTGTTTACCTTTTACACCATTATATTTGTGTAATGAATCTTTGAATTCTTTAACACGGTCAGAACCGACTACAACATGAAGGTGGGTTACACCTTTCTTATGTAATTCGGCTGCATGGTGAAAAATAGACGGATGTTCTTTAGAAGATGTTTTGAAATTTGTACCTGGTGCATATCTTTTTAGATGTTTTACTTTTTGTTCACCAGATAATGGATTCTTTTTGGAATCTTGTGAATGAGAAACCACCACAGTATGTTCTGCGTTATGTTTGTCTGCGACATCTTTGACTTTGTGAATAAGTTTCAAATGACCTGTTGTGGGAGGATTCATGCGACCAAAGGTCATTACATGGTGTTTCTCACCTTGTTTGGTTTCTTCTACTAATTCTAAAAATGATTTCATTTTAATCTGAATGAGCCTTTCCATCACCTTTAAAACTTGTAAGTGGGTCACTACTTGATGATACTCTCATTCTGTGAGTTGCAAACTTTTTACCTTTGTGTAAAAAGTGAACATTACCACCAGCGTGTTGTGTTGTAATGTTTTTATGGTCATGTAGAATATGATTCCAATGTTCACTTGGATTAATTGCATGATGTAAATCTACAGAACCTTCTTTTTTACCAGAAACATATGTTGTGTGCCTAATGTGTTCGTGGCCATGATGTTGCATAGGAGTTTTATTTGATTGTAAAACATGAGTTCTAATATGGTGAACCAAATCTTCTTTTGATTTACTTTTTAGTTGTTTATGAACATGAGCAGCCAAATCAACTACAGCTTTGTGATTTCTTTTTACAACATCTTCTTTCATTTTAGGATCATTTCTCATCATTTCTTTTCTTTTTTCTGGACTTTTTACACCAACTAGTTTTGGATGTGCTTTTAAAAGTTCTTCTCTATGTTTATCAATAATATGATGACCTCCGTGTGTTGCTTCCATGCCTGGATTTGAAGCTGTAATATGTTTATTTTTTCCATCTGTAACTTTTAAACTTACTCCATGGAATTTTTTCTTACCAGCTTTATGACTATGAACAACAATATCAGACGCATCTTCTTTTTGTGAAGCTTCTATACCTGTTGACCTTTTTGTGTCGCCAGGTTGAGATGTCCAGTGCACATGAGAAATTTTGTGGCCAGATTTTTCAATATGTTTTTTTATATTTTCAGCTGCACTTTTGGCTTTTGTTTCTAATCTTTTGTATTCGTGTGGATGTAAGACTTTTTTAATTTTATCATGAGCTTCTTTTGGAGATAAACCTTCTTTGTCTGGATGTTTCTCCATGTGTTTTCCACCATTGAGGTGTTTGCCAACCAATAATTCATGTAAAACACCTTTAGCGTTAGAACCTAACTTAGCTTGTTTTTCTTCTTCTGTTAGACTTTGTAAAAATTCTTCACGCAGCTTTTTTTCTTCTTCATCCTCATCAGGATTAAAATCTTCTTCATCCTCATCATGTAATTTTTTAACATCTTCATCTTCATCATGATTTTTTAAATATTCAATAAAATCTTTAATTTTTTGAGTTAAGGTTTTTTTATCTTCTTCAAGTAAACCTGCTCTTTCACGATAGATATGTAATTGTAGTGACATTTTTTTATTTTCTAACTTTTAATAAATTTTGTTTAGCAAACTCAGCACGGTTAACTAATTTGGTTGGTTGATTGTCGTGATGAACTACAAAACCTTCCGGTTTAGATTTTTTACCTTCAATATGATGTTGGTAATGTCCTTCATGTGTTTCTAAAGATTTAACCAAAGCATTTTTAGCTTGGTGTAAATGATGATGCATTGACAATAAGTTTCCATATTGTGCTTTATGTTTCTCAACATGAGCAATCTGTGATTCACCTTCTTTGGTCTTTTCAGACTTGGATTTCTCGGTAGTAACTTTGGCAGCCTGCTTTGCATGAACGTCATGTAAGTGTTCTTTGAATCCTTTAACACTTGGAACCTCATCATGTCTTACTGTCTTGTTTATGTATGTCGATAGGTGGCCAGCTTCTCCACTATGTTTTGGATGAACCGAATCATACATCTTGTGACCATGTGTATCATGAATTTCTTTGGCTGCAGCCATATGTTTTTGAAAGTGTTTTTCATTCTCAGCAGAATGTTTTACTTTACTTGTATCATGTTCGGCACCATGAATATGCACATCTGGATGTTCTTTAAACTTTGATGTATCTACATGAGGTGAAGCGTGTTTCATATCATTACTATACTGGTGGTGAACCACTACACCAACCTTAGAGCGTTTTATTTTTTCTGCCTCTTTACCTTTGGCAGTATAAGTGATTGTATTTGGAGTAAAAGAAACATCACCTTTTGCTTCTACAATATAACTTTCATGCAAATGCTTTGTGTCAGCATGGTGCATCAGGTCACCTTGAAATACACCTTCTTTTGGTGTTACTTTTGGTAAATGTTTTAGTGCGTGTTTGAGTGTCTTTGCAAGACCAGGAGCATGGCCATGATTTTTATCGATGTCTGCTTCTGTATGATTGATTTTTGGATTCTTATTAAAAGCAGATTTAGTTGCAACAAAGAATTTACCATTTTTAGGGTGGTGACCAAAAACAATCGATGGTGAACCATCATATTTCATCGTTAGATTGGTGCTCTTGTGGCCACCAGTCATGTGTGCATGAGCTTTCATCAAAGCTGCATGGGCGTGTTCAAAACCTGCGTGACCATGCATTAATGGTCTATCTTCCGCATGATGAATGTGTTTAAGTTCAGAACCTTGTTCAGATTCTTCCGTTAAGAATGACTTAAATGATAACATTGAATTTCCTTACAGATTTGCAATACACTTTGATTGCCGGTCGCTTATTTATACAACTTCTTGGTTCTTGAGCTCAAATCTTAGAAAGATTGGCTTCGATACATAGTGACTTAATTATTCCATTTT